CGGCCTCTTTGCTTGTCAACGCATCGATGCGCTCGGCGAGTTTGTATATCTCGGCTGCCGCCTCGTCTGCCGATTTTTCGAGAGGGGAGAAGTTCATCTTTTTAACCTTATCTTCGGCCTCGTCAAGCGCGTTAGAAGCCACACCCAACGACTTAGCAATATTGTCTCCCATTTCTTTGATACTGTTTCCAACATCTAACGTGTTTTTTGCGAGGTCTTCTGCCTTTTTTGCGACTGATTCTAATGTCGACGCAAGCCGTTCTATCTTTGACTGGGCATCTGAAACGTCCGCGTTGACTGTAACGGCTTTTGTTGTCTCTAACTGATCGACCTTTTTAGTCAAAGAATCTAATACGCTTTCGGCCATCTCATCACCCCTTCTTCTCCGTAACGAGGACAGTCACATTCACAACGCGGCCGTCCAGAGCGTTAAGTTTCGCGTCAATTGCGTCGATCTGTTCTTTAGCTGATGAGCTGACCGCCGAGAAAGTGCTTTTAGCGTTCGCTTCAAACTGTCCGAAGGTCTTCTCGTTCACTTGCCCAATCTCGGTGTTGATAACCTTTCCAAGTGATTGAAACGAAGCCGCGACTGATTCGCGCGCAGTTTCCGCTTTGCTTTTGAGAACCTCAAACTCCACTTTGTTTGCTTGATTGAGCGCTTCTTCCGCGCTCATCCCCGCTGATTGGAATATAGCGATCAGAGCGGATTTTGTTTCGTTGGCTGTCGGTTTCAAGCCCGACCAGTCTACTTTGTCGATTGCTTCGAGCGCTGTTTTAGAGTCAACGCCCGCGTTAGACAGGGTTTGATATATATTTGCCGCCGCCGTTTCTACTTTGTTGTCGATGTCGGAAAACTCTAAATCATTCACCACGCCTAACGCAGCCGCGGCCTCTTGACCTGCTTGTGCGAACGACGCTTTCACTTCTTGCGCGGCCGCCTCCGCTTCTTGAGTTGTTGTGTCAAAGTTGAGGTTTTTCATCTGTTGCAGAGCTTCCGCTGAACTGTATCCGGCTTCCCGGAATGCGTTGTAAATTCTTTGAGAGTTGTTTTCGGCCGAAGATGAGATTGGAGAGAAGTCTATCTGATTGATTTTGTTAAGCGCTTCCGGGACGCTGTCACCCATATCCGAGAGCACGGCCATCAAGCTTTGTGCCAAAGCTTGAACCTTGTTGTCTACTGTTGAAAAGTCCATTGCCCCAACGGCCACGCCAAAGTCTGCAGCGACTTTTTCACCGAGAGCGCCAATGGTTTCTTCCACCACGCCCGCGGCGATCGTTGCATTATTCATCAGGTCATTGAACCCAAGTTTATTGATCTCAATCAATGCCTCTTTTGCGGAATATCCCGCGTTTGTCAATGTGTTGTATATCTCCGTCGCCGCCGCATCAGCCGATGTAGCCAAAGGCGAGAAGTCAATTTGCGTTATCTTATCCAGCGCGTCCGGCACGCTTACGCCAAGGTCAGATAGCGTCGACATGATGCTGTTCGCGAGCGATTTTACTTTGTCATCTACCGTCGCAAAATCAAGCGCATTCATGGCTATTCCAAAGTCTGATACCACTTTATCGCCCAAAGCGCCGATAGTTTCTTCTACCACCGCCGCGGCTATTTCAGCGTTTTCCATTAAGCCGCCGAACCCTATGTTGTTGAGTTCTTCGACCGCTTCAGCAGCCGAATACCCGGCATCTCTGAATGTGTCGTAAAGGTTCACGGCAACGTCTTCTGCGGATGTTTTAAGAGCCGAGAAGTCTATGTTTTGAACCGCACTTTGAATGTTCCCGGCACCAACGTTGATTTCCGCCAACGCTTCAGACACGGCGGTCTTAATGTCTTCTACAAGCTGCTGCGCGGCTGCATTAGTGTTAGCAATTTTGCTATCCAATGTGTTGGACACGCCGGTCAGCGCCGATTTCATTTGGTTAATGCTGTTCGAGTCTACGTCTACGCTTAGCTTTTTACCGTTTATTTCGGCAACAAGACCCAATAAGTGATTAAGTTTTTCGAGAGCGCCTTTGTCCGCCATCTTATATGCCCTCCGTTTCAATTCGCACTTTAATCACACCGAGGTTTTCTATCTCTAACAGTTTGCTCAGCAGTTCTTCGGCTTTGGCCTTTGCGATTGTTACCTCGTCCGCGTTTACTTTTATAAGCGCTTCCGTTTCTATCAGCGCATTCAGCTTGGTTTGTATCTCATCGATTTTCGCGGCCGCCTCGCTTTCAAACGGGATCACAATCTTTTTTGCGTTTATCGCGTCGATTGCGGCGCCGATCCCTTCTATTTTCGCTTTCATATTTTCTAAACTCATACTCACGCGCCCGCTTCCGCGAAGTCGAATGTCACGGCGATCTTCTTGCCGTTTAGTTTGTCCAATTTATCGCTCATGTCTTTAATGTTGAGGTTTGCTTCTTCTATCGCGCCGGCGACCGCTTTTGAAAGATTGGACCGAAGCATATCGAACTTCTTGTTGTCAATCTCTTCAAGCTCTTGCAACGCTTTGTTCTTCGCGCTCGTGAAGGCGTCCGCAATGTCGTCTTTTGCGCCCGCTGCGTTCTTTTTAAGTGTGTCAAAATCGATCGCGTTGACGAACTTCTCCGCTTCCGTAGCCGAGTATCCTACCGCCAGCAGCGAGTCCGTGATTCGCTTCTTCGCGTCATCCACCGATACGGCCAGCCCTTTGAAGTCGATTGTGTTGATGATATCGAGCGCCGATTTGGCGTCCACGCCCACATCCACGAACGCGCTGAGTACGTCTTTGGCCGCTTGCGCTGCTTTCCCTGGTATCGTCGAGAACTCGTAGCCGTCTATTACGCCGAGTTTGGCCGCGACCTCTTTCCCAAGCACGTCAAAGAACGTGTTGATCTTTTCTGATGCGTTTCTCGCCGATTCTTCGATCGTCTTGAAGTTGAGTTCGCCAAGCCGACTTTTGAATGAGTTGACAACGCTTTCCGGAAGTAAGTCAGGGCGAACATCGATGTTTTTGAACGCGTTCTCAATAGAACTAGCCGCGTCTTTTGCCTTGCCTTCCGCGATGTTTGCCGCGTCGCTCATTTGCTTGTCGATGCTGTCGCGTAATTCCGTCACGCCGTCGGCAGCGGATCCAAATGCCGGCTTGATTCCACCCGCGCTTTTTACGACATCTTCGATCTTCTTGTTGAGGTCAGCGTGTACGGCGGCGAACTCCTCGAGCGTCAGTTTGCCTTTGTTATAATCCGCCCACGCGCGCGCGAGTTGTTCCATCAGGTCAAGATTGGTAGATACGGCGTTGTTGTAGTCCGTTACTTTGTTTGCGATGAACATTGTCTCGAGCGATTCCTTGACGCCCGGTATAAGGCCGCCGAGCGATGCGATGTTCGCCGTGAACTTCTCGAGGTCGGACATCTCGATGTTAACTCCGCTGATATCCGCAATGCTTTCTTTGAGCGCCTCGACTTCGTCACGCGCTTTCTTAACCGCCTCAATAACCGGCCCGAGGGCGGCAGCCATCGCCGCAAACGCGCCGACTGCTATCCCGGCTTTGAGCGCGCCTTGGAATCCGGAGAACTCCTGCGCCGTTTTCTTGATCTCCGTCGTTACCGCAGCCGCGCCGGCCTTTAGCGCGCTGAATATGTTTTTCCCCGCGACTGACCCGAGTTCAAGTATCTTGGTTCCGACTTCCTTTATCCCCGTTGCAAGCCTTGGCAGGTCTGTCGTGTAGAGGTTCTTCATTATGTCGCCGAACTTCTTGAAGTTATCAATTGATTTGATGATCGTCCCGGCGATCGCGGATAACGCGCCCACAAGCGTCGCGCCCATTCCGGCTATCGCGCCAAATTGCGTCACGACGCCTTTGATCGGGGCCGGCAGCTTATCGAACCACTGCACAAGTCCCTTCACTGCGTTGGCGATGCCGGTGAATAAAGGCGCAACAGACGCGCCGATCGAGTTCTTGAGCGAGGTAAACGAGTTCTTGAGGCTGGTTATCGCGCCTTTGAGCGATCCTTCCATCCGGTTCGCCGCGTCTTTGGCCGCGCCGCCAGAGTTCTCAAGCTTCTCAATATAGCCGTCTATCGCGTCGCCACCGTCTTCAAGCAACAACGCCACCGACGCGCCCGCTTCAGCTCCGAATGCTTTTAACGCTTTCTCCGCATCGAGCCCGGAGTCTCGGAGTAACTTTATCTTATCCGAAAGAGACAATGCCGGATTCGATAGGTCTTCAAGCGAGACGCCAAGCCCCTCAAGAGTTGTCTTCAACGCCTCGGAAGGCGCGCTTAATTCGGTGAATAGTTTCCGCAAGCCCTGAACGGCCTGCTCCGTATTCGCACCCTTCTCTTTGAGCGAGAGCAACCCAGCAACCGTTTCGCCGAGGGATACGCCCGCCGCGCTCGCTGCCGGTCCAACCTTCTGGAGTTGATCCGCGAGTACGCTCATGTCGATGCTTTTGGAGGCTTCCGCGAGTTGATCGGTTGTCGTCTCTAACTGTTCAAGGCTAACACCGTACGCTCGGACAGCTGTTTGCAAGATGCCGGATGCCGTCTCGGCAGATGCGCCGAACCCGCTCATCAATTGTGTGGCGCTCTCCATGATCACGTTCATCTCTTGGAGTGATGCGCCATTTGCCGCCAAGGCGCTGAATCCCTGCGTGATCTGTTCGATCGACGTAGCGCCGTCGCCGAGTTGCGTGATCTTCTTTGACATCATCTCGACTTCTTCGCTTGTCGCGCCGGTACT